ATTATGGAATTGCGAATTAAATCTGTTCTATTTATAAAAAGTGCTGTTGCCATTATTTCTTTTTGTTTTTAGGTTGCCAATTTGGGTGGTGACCATTATTTGCCATATCTTTTGGTGCTTTTTTTGCATCTCTCCAACCTCTTGGTCTGCCCTCATATGTTTTTGGTATGCTATCAACTTCTACATAATCCTTCATTTTGTCGGATTTTTCTATGTATTTACCATTTGTTTTCTTTTTAAGCCTGTAAAGTTGTTGCTCCCAATAATGTCCACAATTAACTCCACCTTTGAAACGAAATAAATCGTAGGCTTTGCCTTTGTGTCCAAAACTTTTATTTACCCCTGCCTTACTTGCGGCGTCAATATCCTCTATTCTGTAAACAAGGTTTCTTGCCATCATAGTTCTACAAAATTTTCTAGTACTTGTACTGCTATATTTTTGTGCGTATTTATATCTTACTTTGTAAAAACTTTTATCCAATACAGAAAAATCTCCTTTGCCTTTTTTGGTAACTGCATTAGCTAATTGTTGGAATAAATTTTCTTTAGCTTGTATATGTTCGTTTGCCCAAGTTTCAATGTCAGAATTATCATCTGAATATTCTCTTGAATCTGCTAATACCCAGTCATCTGACATTGTTTCTCCTTTTAAATTATCAAGAATATAATCTTCTGTTTCTGCTGATAACTCTTGCACTTGTTCCTCTTGCTTAACTCCTGTTTCTTCTTCAATCGTTTCTTCATCTTGTACACTTTCGTCAACCTCTGTAAATTCTAGTGGTTGTAATGTAACAAAATACAAGTTTAAAGCAATATCATTAAAAGCAAGTATTTTATCAAAGTGGTCTATTAAAAGTTCTTGAAATGGCCTTATAACTGTATTATCCATTAATAATGTTGCAGTTTTTATTTCTTCTGCATTATTACCTAGACCTGTGTTATCTTTTATACCTAAAAGCATAGGCGATACAACTCTGTGCGATAACATAATTTTTTTACTTGATTCATCAGATAAAAATTGATATTGATTATGTGCGTCTGATAATTGTACAGGTGTTATATCTGCTTGTGCTTCTTTATTGTCGTTAAATGCAAGTATAAATTTACCTGCGTTACTAGAGCCACTAAACTTTTGTGCTATTCTGTGTTCTATTAATTGTCTTTCCTCTTGGTTAGGAATACCATTATTAAAGTTTATAAGCATTGATGGACTTAATCCATTCATTATATTATTTAAATGATAATTACTAATTTCTTCTTCCAACTCTGCATATTGTAAACCACCTTGATAATCAACAGGACTATAATAATAAAATCCTGCTCTATATGGTTGTACATATAAAATTTCTAGTGATTCGTTGCTGTAACCAAAAGCTGGTATTCTTTTAGGTTTATCAGATGGTTTTAGTTTTTTCCAATCTTTAAAATAATAGTATGCTTCTACATCTCCATCTTCGTTACATTTTTCTGCTCTTAATGTTTCCACAGGAAAATGTTCTACTTGTGCTACTTGTGTTTTTTGTTTGTTATAAATTACTTGTATTGCACATTGACCCATTAATTTTAAATCGTAACATAATTTTCTGACTGTATCTTTTTTAAATAAAGTCATCATTTGTGCATATTCGTTTGGTTTATCACTTGCATCTGTAGCATTTAAACCCTTACCAAATATTTGTTGTGATATACCATTTATGGCAGCATTATTTGTTGGACTGCCATTGTATCTGTCTATTAAAAATTGAAAATAATTATTATCCTTACCATATTGCACCCATTCTCTCCTCGTAACTTCTTTAACCTCTGGTGATGTATATGTACTTAAATTAACAAAACTTACTTCGCTTTGGTTATTTTTCATAAATTGTCCTAGATTATTTCTTTTTCGTGTTTTCATACTACAATATACTCATTATTATAAGAATCATTTGTTGTGTATTGTCCATTGTTAATACTATAATGTTCGTTGTCGTTTAATTGGTCTAAATCTTGGTCTGTTACAAATATCCTGTCTTTGAAAATCATTTGTTTTTGGTTGCTATCTGTTTGCCAAATTTCGTCATACATTTGCCATAAACTTAAATTTGTATTCCAAAAATTAAAATCAGCAAATAGTTCCAATGCATAAAATCTAGCTTCCTTAAAAATACTATTACCAGAAGCATCTACATAATTAACTGTAAATGTCGTTCTTCCTTCTGTATCTTCTGCAACAGAACCACCATCAACATAATAATTAAATGTTTTGTTTAGTGATTCATCAATTACATTAATATTTAATGCGTCAAGAAATTCTCTAGGAATAACTGTAAATGTTTGTTGCGCAGATGTAGTAGATATTATCATTGTCTATATAACGAATAAAATAGATTAATTTGTAAAATAAAAAAAGCTCCCTGATTAGAGAGCCTTTTTAACAAAAACTAATTATATGAATACTAGTTTGGAGTGATTTGTGTTGCGCTAGCAGAAACAACTCCTGCGTCAACAAAATAAGGTGCTTTTTCCTCTTGTCCTTCAAAAGTAACTGTAAAGCCAGATAAATCCCCAGCTGCAGCACCAGTAACTATTGTGCCACCAGTACACTCGACACCATTTTCAACACCACACAATAATTGATTACCATAATAATCTTCTACCACAAGATGTGGTCTACTTACTGCCAACAATTGTATTTCTTCTTTTGTTGCGTTATCTAAATATGTTAATGTTAGATTTAATGTTTGTGCAAAAAATGTCGTACCATTCTCTCTAGAACTGTTTATTGCTGTTTCTAGTGAGGAATTTCCTTTTACATCAAATTGAAACCAAGCTGGACTACCTGAAAATGCAGTAACTTTATTATCTGAATCATAGGTAACTGTTCCAAGCGTTCCAAAATCAGCAAAATATACCTTTTTTATCCCACCAAACCCCGTTTTACACGGTAATTTTCTTCCTGTTGTTAAATTACAAGCCATAATTTTTTATTTTTTAAAAAAAAAGGTAGGTAGTCCATACCACCTACCCTTTTATGTTACACAATTTTAATTTATTATGCTAATGTTAATAATACTAAATCACTTCCGATACCATATTGGACACCTGCTGTGAATCTCATTACAACTCTAACATTTTGACTTCCGTCTAGGTCTGCCATATCTAACAACTTAACTTCGTTGTGGTCTGACATTAGACCTGTACCAAAGAATAAGTTTGATTTTTGACCTGCAACTGCGTGGTCTGCAGGCATTCCTGGTGTGTTGATAACTTGAATACCTTCAAATGAAAGTGCGTTACCCATACTATACCATTGTGAACCTTTATCATCTGTACCTGCGGCACCTAATCCACTTGCACCAAATCCACCAAGACTTCTTATATATGCTTGGTATGCAGTTGGATTTACATAAATTGCCACATCTTCTTTGCCATATACACCACTAGGAATTGCATCAACAATATTTCCTAAAAGAGTAACAATATTACTTGATGTAAAAGATGTTTCAGAACCATTAGAAGCATCATTAATATCTGAATCTGCAGCCATTAAAACTGTTAATCCATCAAACTCTCCTGCGTTACCATTAACACCACCCCAAATATTTTGCTCATTTTTTTCTGCTACCATACCTGCAACGTGCGATATTAAAAAGTCAGAAAACTTTGGTGGCATATTTGAATATGCTGAATAACCCATTTCTATTGCTTCCCAATCAGAAACAAAATCTTTTTTACAAAGCTCTAGGTTTACTTGGAATTCCTCTGGTTGTAGGATTCTTTCTGTTAATGTAACTGAAGCTGTATCTGTAAAATCACAAGTCGCATCCTTGATAACATTTGCATCTGTTGCAACTTTTTTGATTACATCTTTGTACTTAACATTTGGTTTTATTGTAATGTTACCATTATCTAATGTAGGAGAACTTAATAGGGCAGCACTTATATACTTACCCGAAAACTCACCTGCATATGTACTTGTTATACTTACTGTAGTCGCCATAATTTATTTATTTATTTTAATTTAAAAGTTTATAATTCTATCCAAAACTCTATCCCTTACAGTTGTTCTTCTTTTTTGTGCATATAGGTATTGAGCTTTTTTCTTACCACCCTCTGGGCTATGTTTAATTGGTTGCGTTGCAGGTTCAGATAACTCAACCTTTTCTTCAGCAACCTCATCAGATTTATCAGAAAATTCTTCTTTGACTGTTCTTGATTTTAAAGGTTTTTCAGTTTCCACTTCTGCTTCAACTTCTTCTTCTTTAGGCATCATATCTTGTAAAGCCATTTCGATTTTAGATATTCTTTCGTCCATCTCTTTAACTTTTTCTTCCATATTATACCCACCTTTTTTATCTTCTTCGTCTCTCAAATCTTCTGTAACTTCTTCTTCTTTTTCTTCTCCTGATTTTAAATCAGCGATAATACCCTCTTGTTCAACAAGTAATACTTGTCCATTTTCAAGTTTGTATTCTCCAACAGGCATAGCTACTTTTTCATCTTCTGTTTTGATGAAAACTTCTTTGCCTTTTTCAAATGATTCTGCTTCTAAAACAGTACCATTTTCTAACTTTAGTTCCTCAAGTTTTATGTCGAGGTCTAAAAGCGTACGAATTTTGTTTATCATTTCACTACTTTTCATAATTAACTAATTAACGATTTATAAATTTAATTTTGCATTTTTAACTTGCGATTCTATTGATTGCCCCTATTCCTTGTGCCCATAAAGAACCATCGCAACATTCTATTGCATATGTATCTCTATCTTTACAAAGACAAGCTCTTCTGCTACCTCTTGGACTTGTTCTACTCGGAATATAATCTGGATTTTTTTTCATATTAGTCAATCGGTACACAATTAGGTACTTTTTTACCATTTTTCATTTTAAATCCAATCATTTCATAACCTGCCCAACAAGGTGCTTTTAATTCGTGTGATTCGCAAGGCATATACCAAACTTGATTTTCAAATTCGTGCTCGTGTGAACCACTACAACCAATATCTTGTGCGATTTGTTCTGCTTTTTCTTTTGATGAATAAGCTAACCTATCGTCTATAATAGCAAAATTTTCATCTAAAACCCTACTTTCTAGTTTAACACCACTAACAATATCTTTAATTTGTTTTAATAGTGCTTTAGATAAACCTTCTACTGAATAATTTCTTTTTTGTTTTTTCATTTCCATTTTATCTGCAAAGTAACCCTCTATACTAAACCCTTTTACCTTACCACTTTTTACATACTCATTCCAAACCTCATCATTATTAACTTTTACGCTTCCCATCCAAGTACCTACAGGTACATCAAAACCATATTTTTTGGATTTATCTAGGTTTTTATCCTCTACAATCCAACTTTCAACTAAAGTTAATCCATTTATTTCGTGTTGGTGTTCTAGTGTGGAATTACTTTGATTATTATTTTGTAAATATAATTGACTTGCTTTTTCTACTGTTTCCCTACTAAAATAAATGTAATAATCATCTCCCTCTTGCGTTCTAAATATAGGTTTGTTTGGTATTAATAGTGGACCCATTAATATCTTTTTTTCCTTATTTATTTCTGCTAATTTTATTTCATCTGATTTTAAAGCAATAAAATCTTCTTCTATTGCTGGGTTTTCTACGATAGATATTGCATCAACGCCCATCACGTTTTTTGCTTCATCTAAAATTAATTCTACAATTCTCATAACTCTATAACGATTTAATTAAACAATTTTGTATTTATCCAATAGACGCACCATCTACAATATTTCTTTCCAATCCTTGTGCTGTTGTAACATCATTACTGACAACAAAAGCTTGTACAGGTTGTTGTGCTTGTTCGCCTATCGCATCAGCTAACTGATTTAATCCACTTGCACCTACTGTATTTACTTCTGGCAATACAGGTGTTGGTGGCGCAGATGGTGTCGCAGGTGTACTACTTCCACCTGTTCCTCCTGCTGTTGCAAAACTTGGTTTTGGTGGTGGTTTTTGGCTTGTTATTGTTTTAACATTTGCAAGTCCTGAAGCTATAACTGCTGCAGCACCAATAAATCCAAATATACCCCCCTGTGCTAGTGCTTTACTTGCACCTGCGTATGTGTCAATAATAGCTTGTGTAACTGCTATTGCTTTACCAAATTTTGAATTTTCTCCAACTATACTAGCAATATTGCCTAATGCACCCTGTACAGAAGCCAATTTTGCTTCGCCTAATGCTTTTTCATTTTTTATTTGTTCTTGTTCATTGGCTTGTCTAAAATCTTGTAATTCATTTTCTGCATCAATAAATGCTTGTGTGCCTTTTTTAAATGTATCTCTTTTTTCTTTTAATCTTTTTTCTTCTGCTTCTTTTTCTTTTTGTAAATTATCCAAAGTCATTTGTATTCTCTTGACTTCGTTTTGTTCCATCTCTGCATTAAAAGCTCTTTCGTTTTGTTGTCTTATTGCTGTGGCTTCATCTTTGCTTAATTCAAGTGCATCTGCTTCTTTTTCTAATGCTACAAGATTAGATTTTTGTTCTGATAATTGTCCTTCAATTTGTGCTTCAATAGCCTTTTTTTCATTTCTTGCTTCTAACACAGCGATATAATCCTCATCTGCACCGGTTAGTTTAAATTGTGCTTCTGCATTTTTTAATACAGCATCAGCATTTTCTAACATAACTGTTCTTTGTTCTTCTAATATTCTTAATAATTCATTATTGGCTTCTTGTCTTTCAGCAATACTTAATCTATCGTCATCTCGTAATTGTCTTTGTTGTTCTGCTTGTCTATCAAATTCCTCTATTAACCCTTGGTTTGCTACACGAGCAATATCTGCTGATTTTTTAAGTTGTACATTTGTTTGAGCAGTTTCAAATGCTGCCTTAACACTTACCTCTCCTAATTCTTTTACAACTGTTTTACCAATATCTGATACTTCTGTAACAGCTTCGCCAATATTTGTTACAATATCAACTCCTGATTTTACTGCACTTGTACCTATTTCAATTGTTTCTTCTTTTATTGAATTTAATTCGTCTTGTAATTCTTTTATTCTGCCTGGGTCATTACCACCAAAAAATGATTTTTCCCAAGCCAATTGTGCACCTACTATTGTTGCTTTTATTCCTTGAAATGCTAATTTAAATGGTGTTACAGCTATATTTAGTACACCTTTCATAACTTTACCAAGTGCGTCAAAATTTTCACTACTTGATAATACACTTTTACCAATGTCTATTAATGCACCAAATACTTGGTTAAATACTATTTGTGCTGTTTCAAAACCAACTCGTAAACCATCTAATACTTCTTGATTTCTACCTATTGCTTCTTGTACAAATTCAAACCCTTTTTGTAAAACAGTTAAAATAACTGCAGCCCCAGCAATATTTTTAAGTGTTAATCCTACCTTTTTAACACCCTTTGCTGAATCCTCTGCTGTTTTTTCTACATCTTTTAATGAATCCTCTGTTTTTTTATTAGCAGACTGTACTTCTTTTTGTAGCTGTTCGTATTTTTTGGTTAAATCATCTAAACCTTTTGCGGCTTCTTTATATTTTAATTCAAAATTTACCTCTACACTTTGTGCCATTATTTTTTCTTTAATTGATTAAACATTTCTTTAATGCTTTCTGGCATTTTATATTTACCCTGTGCAATTTTAATTGCTTCTGTTTCACCTTTTGCAAACTGTAATAATTCTAAAATATTTTTTATCATACTATATTTAATAATTCCAAACTACTTTCGCCTGTTGTTAGGTTTGTTGTAATACTATTAATTAAATAGTTGTTATTATTTAACGACACTTTATCGTTTAATTTTAAATTGTATATTATTTTTAATGGTAACTGTGCATTAACCTTTGTTAATCTGCGTTTATTATTAAAAACATCAGTTAAATAATTTTTATAATAATTTTCAAATAAGGTACCAGTAAATGTTGATGTACCTGTAAATTCATTAATCTCTAATTGAAAATGTATATTATCTGTACTTGTACTACTAGATAATGCTTTACTATTAGATGGAACAACATAACTATTTAACGGTTCGTGTGTATTAGTAGAACTTCTAAAAGATATATTTTCTCCACTTTTTAAAATAGGATAAAAAATAAGTGGACTATCATAATAAGATTCTTCGTTGTCATCTGCAAACCAACCCCATTGTATTGATGTATCATTACCATTATTTGCATTTACCAATCTTTGATATTGTAAATGTTCAAATGGTATTTCAATAGTATAATCGTTTTGTGGTCCATCAAATGTTGCATTTTCTAATGTAAAACCTAGCGTACCCCAACCTCGATTTTCTAATTGTTCAAATTGTTTTGCCAAAAATGTACCTAACCCTTTATAACCTAAATTTATTTGTTTAAAAGGTAAAGCTGAATCAACTGTACTTGTTTCTGTTTTTACATATTCATCTATTGTCCAAGTTGTTGTGGAAGCATTATAAAAACTATCTAATGTTCTAACAACTATGGTTCCTGTTTCATCAACAAAAGCAGTTAAATTAAACATCTGAAAAATACCAGTTAAAAAATCTATAATTTTCATTTTTGGTATTTGCTCTGTTATTACAAATTCAAATGCTGCACTTGTTGATAATGACGAACCATTTCGCCAATTATCAGTCCAATTACCATTTATAACCTCACCGCCTAGTGTACCATTTATTTCCCAAGTTATACTACTTGAATTAAATGTTATACCACTTGCATCTGCTGTACCAACTTTTAATGTATAACTACCACTATTAAGTGTAAAATCACTATCTGTAATTAATTCTGTTCCTGTGTTACCTACACTTTGATAATATAAACTACCATTTCTGAAAACTTGTACATCATATTCAATAGCAGAATTTGTTGGTGTTAAACTTAAACTATGTCCTGTAATACTATTTGGAAAAGTAACCAAGTCGCCTGTAACAACTAACGCACCACTTGTTGTGGATAGTTGAGGACTTTGTGTACTTGTACTCCATAAATTTAATTGTGCAAATTGTTTTGACACTTGTTCTGCAGGTTGCACATCTCCTTTTTTTCTGTGTAACCACATAAATAAATTATGGAAAGCAGTATTAGTTGTGTCTTTTAAAAAATCTGTGCTAAATGTAATACCATATTTTGTTTCTATTGCTGTTATTATAAGAGATAATCTAATAGCAAACTTTAAATCTGTAAACAAAACACCGTGGTCGTGATTACTACCTGTATGATAAAATAAATTTCCTGTGCCATCTACAAAACTAGATGAATTACTATCATAAAAAAGTTGTTTACCGTGTGTTATAAGTGGTGTTACAATATTTCCTATACTGCTTATTAATTTCGATTTAACATTTGTTGCGTTATATGTTAGGTTTTCTGAATTTAAACTAGATAAAGCACTTAACTCATCATCTCCTAATAAATCTTTTAAATTAACTGTTTCACCAAAAAAAGTTATTTTATATGAATAGGGTTTGTTTTTTTTTAATTGTACACCCTCTAATTTTACAAAACCTTTTTTAAATGGTATATTGTTTAACTCTATTTTAGCACTTACTTTATTTCTAGCATCAAAAGTGTTTTCAATATCAAAATTATAAAAGTGCTTAAATAATTTATTGTTTGTCTTTGAAGCTGGTATTGTAAATGTTTGCGTAAATTCTGTAAATATTTTTTTTATGTCTCTAACATTTTGTATTGTTTGTGTTATTGACACAGATTCATCTTTAAATAAATCAACTCTAGTATTACTTATGTAAAGTTGTAACTTTTGCATTATCTAATATTGTTTATATAATCAAATGCTTCTTCAAAATCTATTGTGTACTCAATTAACCTGTCATTTAACTTTGTTTTTTTGGTTAATGAACTTGTAATAATTTTAACAGGCATTGTCCTTTCTATAAATCTATAA